AGCGGGCTCCGATCATATACCATATCTTCCTATCTGAATCAGTTAGCTCTGGATATTTCACGGGGAATATGCTATCGAGCGCCTGAGCAAGATCTAAAGGTATGGGAGGAAGCTCTTGTGCTTTTTCATCCCTATCCATGGGCATCCTTTTTAGCTGCGTTATAGGCCAGGATCAAGACCGCATAATTGATAATGTCTACTACCGTATCTTCTAGGGACTCATCAGCCACGGCAAAGCTACCAGCTTCAGCGAACGATGATAGCCTGGAGATCTTATCAGTCAGCCGCACCAGAAAGCCCTTCTCAGTGCTGCAAATACCAAGGGCCTCCACCCTTTCAAAGTTAGCAAAGGGCTGGGCACCCGAAGATCCCGCATAGTCCTGGTTCTTTTGATCCATCAATACATGAGACTTACTAGTGAGATCCTGGTGAATCTTTAGAAGCTCATCTCTGGTCATACGGGCGGGCACCATAGCTTTATTTCCTGTGTGGTTTTGTCGTATTCCCCCGGCCATAGAATATGAGCGAGGCGGGCCTGAAGCAGGGCATCATCGCAAGTCTGCCCAGCTTTCTCAAACTGAGCTACTACAATATCCCAGTATTCCTTTGGATCTTTATTAGCAAGAAGCCGCTTTGCCACCACAGGGCCCACGCCTGGGCAGCCCTTGTAGTTATCCGTCGAGTCCCCCATCAGTGTCTGGATCATGTGAGCTAGATAGGCCTGCTCATAGCTGATCTTTGTAACCCCATCTTCGGGAGCGTTGGGATTGAAATAGTTACAGGGCACACTAAGAAGATCCTTGTCTGCCGAGGCTATCACATTGGACTTGGTAGCCATCAGCCCCAGCACATCATCAGCCTCTAATCGGGGAAGCTCAACACACTCCCACCGCTGCCGTATGAAATCTCTAAGAGGATTGAACACTACCGGCTTACGTTTGCCGTCACGGTTTGCTTTGTAATCTCCGGCAAGGTCTTCCCTCCGCCAGTTAGGGGAGGAACTCAACGCGATCAGGATGTCGGTAGCCTTCGTCGCCGCCGCTACTTTGTCCACCCAAATCATCATGGAATCCCTAGCCTCCCCCATGTCTGCGTGCAGGGTCCAAAAATCATCACCCCAATCCACGGGGGTTTCGACAGAGAATGCCACGCTGTAGAGGGGGATGTCACCGTCTATGATTACTGTTCTTTTTCGCTTTGCCATTAGTGAGTCTCCGCCCATGTTCTTCCTATGTGAAAGTCCCCGTCCTGGGGACACCGCAGCTTCAGTAGCTGCGTAGTATCTTGAATGGCCTGCACCAAGCAGGCACCTACGTCTTCTTCCAGGCCTTGTCGCACCTGGAATTGAACCTCGTCGTGAACGTGCGCCACCTGGGCAGCATCGTTAGAATCCCATCCCCGCTCCCTGAAGAGTTCGTGCATACGGATGGTAGCCACCTTCATTATCGAAGCGCCCGCCCCTTGCAGTAGCGTGTTGAGAGCCCGGTGAGCAGAGCGCACAGGTAACCGCTGACCTAAGAGGCCACGGACATACCCTGATTTAGCGGAGCGGGCCTGAGCTTTATCTATCAGGTTACCTAGAGCAGGGATGTTAGATAGGAAGCGCCTCTTTAGGCGGGATCCTATCCTCGCATTACCCTCTACAATCTGGCCTAGTTTGTGGGCACCGGCCCCATAACAAACAGCGTAAGCGAACACCTTAGCAGCGTCCCGTGTGGGGAGGCCCGCAGCTTGTTGGTTCCTGGTGTGGATATCTCCGTCAATTATTTCCCTGACATAATCAGGGTCATCCATGTAGTGGGCAAGGCATCGAAGCTCTAGCTGACTGGCATCGCAGCCCACCAACGAGTAACCACTAGGCACGGTGAATAGACTACGGAACTCCTTACCGTAGGGGCTACGTGTTGCAGGAACTTGTGCCGTGTTGGGACTGTTGTGACTACACCGGCCCGTCACAGTCCCGTAGGTATTTACCTGCCCGTGTATCCTGCCGTCCCTCTCCAGTTTTAGGTAGGCTTCGCGTCCTTCTGCTAGTTGGCCCAGCCTCTTGGTTATCATTAGGTATTCACCAAGGGGTTCAGCTTCGGCGTAGTCCAGTCCGCTTAGGATACCTTCATCCACCCGTGGCCTACCGTCTGCAGTAAACTCTGTAGGGCTCCAGTTGTATTTGTCGATGAACGCCTGGGCAATCTGACTACGAGAGCCAGGGTTGAAGGGTGTCTCTCTTTCCTTGAGGGGGCCACGCACTAGACTCTTACGGATCTTCGCCGGAGCCTCTGACTTTACCCGGTAGTGATTACCTTCCCCGTCTTCCCAGTATTGGGGAGTCTTCATCTTCACTACCGATGGAGGAAAGATTACCTGTAGCTCCCTGTCTAGCTCTGTCTTGCGTTGCACCAGGACAGAGTAGAGATCTGAGGCAGCGGCCACATCAAATACAAAGCCACGCTGCTCCTGCCGCTGGATAATTTTAGCAAACTCATGCTCTACCTCTATTGCCTTCTCCGCAATAGGTAGAGACTTGAGGTAATCCCACAGCCTTACCGTCACTGCTACATCTTGTAAGCAATACTCACCCATCTCATCGGTGTAGTCTGCCCAGTCTGTCTTGAAGTCCTGCTTGGGAAACTTCAACCGCTCTCCCCAGGCTGCCAGCGAATGACTACCCCGTAGCTTGGGGGTAATACCCAGCCCTTCAGGGACTGCCCAGTCTGTGGTCTTACGGTCAGGGTCCGCGAGGCGTGAGTAGATTATCGTATCCCTCACTGCCCCCCTAGGTTTCCACTCAGGGTATAGATATTGGATAGCCGGGATATCAAAGTTGACAATGTTGTGCCCCACTAGGGTGGACTGACACGCCAAGAACTCCAAGCCCTCCTCAATCTCCGCAGGCCCATAGAGCCTACTCTCTCCACCGACTGATACACCTATACAGTGGATCCTCTTCAGCCCTGCAAAGGTAGCGAAGCAGTCAATGCCTGTAGTTTCAATATCAAAAACACAATCAGAATTCTGCAGCGTCATCGTCTACCCCTCCTGTTGTTTCCGTTAGTCTCCCAGTCTCCCGTGTATACTCAAGCCACGTAGCAATACCTGTCTCACCTGAGTAGCGATTCTTCAGGCACCGCACAGTCATCACGTTGGGGTTGTCCCCTTGTTGGTTCCTCTCAAAGCCAAGGACAAAGTCTGCTACTTGAGCAATACCCGCCGATCCTCTGAGTAAGTTTAGTGAGGTGTTCCCTCCTTCTTCTAGTGTCCTGCCCTCACCCCTACGGAGGTGACTAACCAGGAACATGGAGATCCTCATCTCCTCTACTAGCTGACGAAGGCGTGTGCATATGGCATCAATACGTCGGCGCTCGTCGCCCCCTTCCATTGCACTAACCACAATAGACAAGTGATCTAAGAAGATAGTAGTAGCGCCCAGGCGCACCATCTGTCTGATCTTAGAGAGTAGCCGGTCGTTCTCCATGCTACCGAAGTGGTCATACAAGATAACCTGGGAGGATCCCATAGTCTTATCAAAGCCTACCTTGAGTTCCTCTTCTGATACCTCACGGAATACATGATCGAGGTGTATAGGTTTGGATATGGCTACCCCTATCAGGCCTAACGAGGTGCGGACTACTGACTCTTCCAGTGCTATGTATCCTACTGTTTCTCCTTGGGTAATCAGGTGGTAGGCAAGCTCCCGACACACTGAAGACTTACCTATACCAGTCCCTGAGCAGAGGACTCCTAGCTCTGAGTTACGGATACCGTGCAGCTTCTCATTCAGCCCTGCCCAGGGGTAGGGGGTGCTGGTCATGTTCTCCCTGGTGCGTATCTGATCCCATAGCTCCTCCCCATACACTAAGCCGTCAGGCCTGTGGGGTTTGGCTTTCCATATTGCATCTATGATCTGCCCGTCCTCGCCATGCGTCAGCATCTCGTTGGCATCCTTACGGGACAAGCTGGCTATCTTACTCTTACCTGGGGACAGTAACTCTGCACAGTCCACTGCCGCCTTGAGGCCTGGATCATCCTGGTCAAACATCCAGATAACTGTCTCGAAAGTTTCCAACCATTCCAGGTTGGCGGCGACTGCCTTAGCTGCAGCGTGTGCCCCGTTGGGGACGCTGACTACAGGCCACTTGAGGGACTGGGCCTGCGATACCGATAGGGCATCTATCTCTCCCTCAGTTACCACCACCATCTTACCCCCTTCGGGCCAGAGGTGAGCGCCGTATAGCATCCCAGGTAAAGCCTTGGAATCCCCTAGAATTCTGAAGCTCTTACCAGGGGCGCGGACCTTCTGAGCTACCAGCTTGCCGCCTTGAGGGGTGCGGTAGTTTGCTACCTGCACACTCTCGCCACCCATAGTAGAGACAGCATAGCCCCACTTCTTGCATGTCTCCTCCCGTAGCCCGCGCACAGTAAGGTCGCGGTATTCTAAGTCTGTAAGTAGGTTGGTCACTATCTTCTCCGTAGTAGTGGTAGGTGGCGTGTCCCCTTCGTAGTGGTTACAGCCGAAACAAAATTTGTGATCTGAATAGACGGCGAGGTTGTCCCGGCTACCGCAAGAGGGGCAGTTCGTATGCTCTATAAACTCTGAACTCTGACTGCTATCCCCGCTGTTGTATCCGCCCATATCTTTGACACCTCTAACTCGATGACCTGATTGTCATCCTTGAAAAACTCCGCCGCTTGCATGGCATCTAGTAACGCCTTCCCATAATTATCAACATCCCCCCTAGGCGCGTCCAGTTTAGATGTCCGTGGTTTTCTGATAGAGAACACAGCCTCAATGCGTAGCGGACCAAGCAAAGGGAAGTCCCCTCCTAGCTCCTCCATCTCTCCCCGTATCAGTGGCGGTGCGTCTTCTAAGAATCCCTTGTATCGCCCAGCGTAGTAGGTGCTAGTGAACCTACCACGCCGAACGAATCGAGGGCGACTGGCTGGGACTGGATCAATAAGGAGCCGGAAGCGCACCGGCTAGAAGTCACCGTCTTCTGATGCTTCAGCAGTCTCGGTCGTGGCTTCTGCGATGAAGCCTCCATCGACTTCCCCGAAGCCAAACTCTTCACTGCCTCCACCACCACCTGAGAAGGCTACTAGTTCTACAATCTGAACAGCTACCAGATCTAGGGCCACACTGATACCCAAAGGACTAGCCCACCCTCGCACCTGGAAACAGATACGAAGCTTGGAGCCACTGCCCACGGTGTCACTGAGCTTGGTGATACCTTCACCCTTAGAGTCAACGAACCGGATGAGATTCTTACGGACGTTACCGTCACGGTCAGTCCACTCAGCACCACGCTTGAACTTGAAGACATACTCCCCGGTAGGGTTACCTTCTTCGTCCTCTACCTCTGACCAAGGAGTAGCGTGGTAGGTTTTGTAGGGCTTTTTCTTAGCCTCTTTCTGTTCGTTGTTTTTTACCGTCTTCCATTCGGCCAAAATATTTTCTAGCCTTTTTACAAGCGGTGCCCCGTCCTCTGCAGAGAGGCGCAGGTCTACGTGATACTCCCCGCCCTTCGCACGCTGGGAGTCAAACTTCTTGTCAGGCTCATTGAGCCAAGGAAACGCCGCGACCCCTGTAGGGGTAGTCAATTTAGAGAGCTTCATAATAGTAGTTAGGAGGCGAAATAGGCGGATAGTGTTACCGCCTGTGGGTCGAAATCCCCCACGATAGGGGGCAAAGGAATGCCATCCACACCTGAAAGCCGCTCGCGCATGTCCTCAAGAGGTTGAGGGTTTACGAATAGCTCAGACCCGCATGACAAAAGGGTGTCCCTTAGCTTACCAAGATTGGCAGCGTGTGTCCCGAAACAATCATGGAC